TCTTTTAATTGGTAACATATCGTCACCTAGTTTAGTTAAGTTACTCCGGTGTACCCTAAGGAATGCCTCAGTAAGATGAAGACCTAAGGTGACTGCCATACCTGATAGGACATACTGTACATCAGCCATTTCCTTTAGCATCGCTGCCTCACAGCCTTCATAAGGACTCTCGTAAATATCTTTGACTGCATCCTCAAGTTCCTTCACTTCTTCCCTTAGAAGCTTCATACGGAACTCTAGGGTCTCCTTAGTCCATTCAGTGTCTACTGGATGTTGGAAGTAAAGGTTAAACTCTCTTACTACGTCTTCTCTATCAAGCTCCAAGCTCATCTGTTTCATCTTCATTGAAGTACTCCTCTAATTCAATTAGCCCTTGGTCAACTAAGAGACCAACTACGTATTCTTCTTCCACATCATGAACCAGTAGTATATCCTCAAGACCATACGAAGTCAAGAGTAATCTGATCCTTTCATTCTGGATACTTCTTCTGGCTGTCATGTTTTATCCATACTCTCTTTTAAGAGTCTCCTGAGAGACCCACTGAGGTTCGTAACAACCAGTACCATCTATTTCCCTTTTAATTAAGACACCCTTCCACCAGTCTTTGTTTGCTTGTCCTGCCCAAGCTTCATCTTTTCCTTTGTAGCAACCGACCACAGCACCAATGATCGGCGTAGGGTGAGCGTCATCCTTAAAGTACATATTGCGTTTATGACTATGACCACAAGTACTGCTGAAAGACCTATTGGAGAGAAGGGAATAAGCATGGTGACGGCCAGAAGTAGCTGTACCATAATTACCACTACTAAAGAAGTGAGCGTATGAGACACCATCATAATCACGGATGGCGGGGGCTGAATTTTCATACTCGTGGTACTCGTCGAACCATTGGTCTGTTTGAAGATGTTCGAAGGATACCCCGTATTTCGATCCCTTAAGTCTGGGGTCCACGGCAAGGGCTTTCTTGATCCTGTTCTCATGGTTTCCCTCAAATCCTATCCAAGTTGGTTTCTTTCGTTTGTTCTTCTTAAAATGATGCCTGAGTCTTTCCTGAGAATCATTGTAAGTACTAATGTCTTCCTCATAGGACTGAGTAACTAGAGCCTGAGGATTCCTAGTATCATAAGAGTTCAAGGACCTCATATCAGCACCGTCTCCTAAGTCGAAGACCATATCAGGTTTAAGGTCGTAAAGGAACTTACCTAACCAGTCAAACCTTTTGTTACTTGCTAAGGGGTCAGAGTGAGCGCAAGAGAATACCACTGCTGTCTTGTTTCTATTAGTCATTTAGATTCCTTACTTGAAGTTTCTTTCCACTAATACCTTATGACTCTCAGGGAACCACTCTTTAGAGTACTCAGCAATCTTCTGAGCTACTAGACGTGTCTCATACTGAGTATCTTCAGCTAACCTTAGTCTTAGCATCTTAGCGAAGGCACCAAAGGAACCACTCCAAGTCCATGAGGTCATAGTCGATTGAGGGAGTAACATACGTGCTTGCTCAGGACATACTCCCTGATCGAGAGCCTCTAGGTAAGAGTACTTAACTTTGTCGTCGAGGTACTGAGGGTTGTACTCTGAATTATTGATACCCTGATTAGAGCTTCCTTGTTTAATGTCCTCAGACTTACTTCTCCATACATCAGGACTATAGAACTCAATGTCCTCAGTCTTATACCTACGAGAGTACTCAGACCATGGAAGATATTCATGCTTAACTAACTGTCTAGCTACGAATACAGGAGCTTCAATATTAAAGGACATGAACATATGATTAAAAGGAGTATCATGTTCAGGGGTGTCTCTCCATTTCCAAAGGTCCTCCATTAGCATCTGAAACTCTATGTCAGAAGCCTTCTCATCTGTTTCGTATAGCACCTCTGTGTTGTACCCTTTTCTAGCGATATCTTCAGAGAAGTCAGCCAAATCATTGGTTGTCATACCCCTAGCTAAGAAACCTAGAAGTCTTTTATCTTTTTCAGGGAGTACCCATCTTCCATCTGACATTTCCTCATAAGAGGACTCACCTCCGAAGGAACGTCTAGCTGCATTAACAGCACATAGATCGGTACCCCAAGGTTGCCCCGGTACTGGGGCGACTTTAATCTGAGACTCAGGCATTTTAGTATTTCCTTCCAGTACTAGAACCAGTGGCTAACGTCATCACATGGGTCATCAATTAATCCTAATGACATTATCTGGATTAGTACCATCTGTTACTGACTCCTGCTCAGGGTTCTGATACTCAATGGTACCAACCAGTTCCATATTGAACATATGTAACTTGTCTTTTACTTGTACTAGTACGAAACCAGTTTGACTTAAGCCAACGTATTCAGCTTCATCTAGTTCTAAGAGTACTTCACCAGTCTTAAGGTTTGTAATGAAGATATTTTTGAAAGTCGTTTCGGTATCTAGCATCTTTAGTTTCCTTTGTCCATTCTTCAGGTATCTCTTCCTTACTGTAGAGAAACCCATGTTTGTCGCACCATGAAGCATATGTAGTTTTAGAAGCTTTACTGAGTTTAGCATTAGGATTAGTAAAGACAAATCTGATATCTAAAGTTGGATACTGTTTCTTGATATCTAAATGCTTCTGTCTATCCTTAGCTACGAACCTACCTTTAGTCTCAATGATGATACCACTAGGTAAGACAAAATCAGGAGTATAAGTCCTGACCTTGTTCTCAGTCCATTTGATCTTGTACTTCTCATAATCAAAGGGGACTTTAAGACTCTTAAGCCTATCAGCATTACGGACCTCAAGTCCTGACCTATAGCCATACTTGAGGGCCGCTGCTGTTGCTTTACTCCTTTTAGTGGGAAGAGCCATTTAGTTCTTCTTCTTCTAGTTCTTCCTCAGTTACTACTCCATACTTTTCTAAATCTAGTAACATTAGAATAAGGGACTTTCTTAGTTCTTTCTTTGTTTCTCCGTAAGGCTCAATAGGTTCGGTATACCCAAATTTAGGAAAGAACTCTCTCATTGTAATTACACCATGTTTATCTTTTATGGCTCTATAGTTCCAAGTCATTCTTTTTAATCCTTATGTTATTTCAGGAACTTTAGGTAACTTAGTCACCTTAGTAAAGTACTTAGGTCCATTAAAGTAATCGAAGACTCTTAAGTTACCCCAACACGTTTCCTTGTACTCACAGAAGGAGCAGGGAGGTGATAGTACTCTGTTTCCTGCCTTACCTTCAGGGTTATCTGTATAGACCCTATTAGGTGGTAGGTTACTCTGAGTCATACCCCTTACGTATTGGAACTCATTTAGTTTGTCCTTAACGTAGTCACTAAGATCATGTCTATCTAATACTAACTCTCCTGTGCTCTTGTCAATTACTAGGAAGGCACCCTCAGTATCCGACACTCTAGGGTCTTGGTCAGCATAGACGTAAGAACTTAATTGAGATAAGTAACCGAAGTCGTCTTTGTCCTCTGTCAGTCCAACAAGGAACTTATTCTTGAAGGAGTAGTTAGAGGCTGTTTTGATATCAATAGTTACTCCGTCAATTACACAGTCTCTATGCCCTTTGATACCGTCAACAATGAACTCATCTTGTTCACCCCAGACTTCATGACCTGCTGCCTTAGCTAAGCTAATCAGGAGGACCTCTAGGATATCTCCGTAAAGGAAAGAAAGTAATTTTGCTCCTCCAAATTGTTGTTGGGTTACTGGGACATTTACTGAGTACCAAAGCTTCCTACGGCATTGGGTACCAATATTAGACATTCTTAGTGTCCCTTTAAAAGGAGCACCACTAGTAGGCTTAGGTCTGTTGAACCTTGACTTAAGAGCATCGTCAAGTTCCTCCTTGAAGAACTGGGACACCGTAGCATCCCAGCCTCCATTACCTTTGACTACTTCATAGATATCTTCAACAAGAGTATCAATAGTCTTAGACAAATTATAAAATACCTCCTTAGTTACTTAAGTTATAGGACCTAGAATGGTACTGGTTCAGCTTCAGTAGGATCAGCGTAAGCTTCAAGGTCTAAGATTTCAATGGACTCGAGACGAGTACCGGGAGAGTACTTAGTATCATAGACTGATACGGTTACTTTACATTTAGAACCGTTACCAATGACACCATCTTCAAGACGATACTCCTTACCATCCATAGTAACCTTAGGTGGACCTGAAGCCCATTCCATTACGTCACCATTTCGATCCTTCCGTTCATGAGGACGAGAGAACTTAACCTCGTCAAAACCATTCTCTGAAATCTTAGAATTCTTAGCTGCTACTGAGCCAGTCTTCTTAAGTTCCCGATAGTCATCTGGGGACATCTCTAAATTAACCGAGTAACGTCCATCAGTCTCAGAGGGCTTATCAAACTTCATTGTCTGATCGTTCCACTGATACATGTCTCGGTTCTCAGGGAATACCTTAGCCCAAGATACAGTGCCTTCAAATGTAAGGATTTTGGTTGCCATATTGTTGTTTCTCCATTTCTATAGCATATAGGAAGTCTTCGTAATACTCAGGTACCTTTTGATCTTTAAAGGGTATCTCTACCTCCTCAAGTTCCTCAGGTACTGCTAGTAGTTCACTCCATACCGATAACATACACTTAGTCTCCTCCATTGTCAAGAAAAATATTTACAAGGAATCAAGAATGTTCCTTCAGTAAAACTTTCTGTCTCTTCTGCTAACATACGGACTGTCCTAGCAACAAGAGGTTCTTCATTATAAAATACATAGTTCTCAGTTTCTATGCTGCTACCATCAGTTGATATCATTTGAAGTACCTACTAGGGAACAAAAAAGTTCCCTTAGAGTTATGGACGCCTGAGTCTTTCGCTAAAAAAGCAACTAGAATAGCTGTCAAAGGACTAGATATACCAATAAAACCAGTTTTAGTCTCTATATAGTTTTTACTCTTAAGTATCATTAATGTGTCTCCGCCCAATTGATTCCGATTGATCCTGAACCAGCCATAGGACAGTTCAAGTTAAGTTCCTCACCTGCTTGTCTAATAGCATCTGAGAGTTCTTTAAGGACTACCTTAGCTTCGGAGTGTCCTGAACATTCAACTTGGAATTCATCATGGACAAAGTTAACGAACTTATAGTCCGCTTGAGAAAGAGTAGTGTCTCTAATGAAAATCCTAGCTGCTCTCTTCATAATGACTGACTCACCATTCTGAAGGTACCCAGCTAACATGAAGTGTTCAGAGTCGCATTGAACTTTACGTCCATCAAGACCAACAAAGTAACCCCTTAGAGCATCAGAAGGAATCTTAATCCCTTTGAGTCTCTTAAGGCCGGGGTAAGCATCAAGGAAGTTCTTAACAGCTTGAGAGGCTTGAGGTATAGAACAGTTAAGAATAGACGCAATCTTTCCCATACCAGCACCTAGGAGCCAAGCATAAATGAAGGTCTTAGCTGTGTCTCTATCCTTACAGATAACACCTAGGGCCTTCATGTTCATTGTGTGAACGTCAGTACCCTTATCCTTGTCCCCTGATACAACAGCATCAGTGTAGTCCTTATCGTTCATATAATGAGCTAGGACTCTTAACTGAATACCTTCAGCATCAACACCAACTAGTTTCTTACCTGAGGGCACAGTAAAGAGAGACCTTAACTCAGTATCATACTTAGCTTTGACTTCTTCGACTGCTGTAACAGGGACAACACCCTTAGGCCAGACAGATGAGATATTAGCTGAGTTAGGATTACTGTGAGACATACGCTGAGTCCATGCACCGATATGCCAGAACTTACCGTGTACTCTACCGTCCTCTGAGACACACTCAATCCATTCAACTAAGGAGGACCTACGACCTTCAAGAGTTAGCCACTTAGCTAGGTTCTTATAGGCCTGAGGAGCACTGTCAGGTAGGGTACTTAAGTTAGCCTCAGAGCATGTCCAACCATAGTACTCGAACTGTTCCTTCTTGTCTGGGTCTTTGTTCTTCTGGTGACCCTTAGTCTTTTCAAAAGGCTTCCACCCAGCTTCCCAAAGCTTCTCAACTCTTTGCTTAGGGCTACCGGGATTGAACTCCTGTTCCTCGTAGCACTCAAGGATATCTCCATCAGGTTTAGTTACTAGGACGTTATCAGGGTATTCCTCATAGGCTCTATTAATAGCTGCTGTAGGACCACCTGACTTAGTGACCTTGTACTTAAGTTCCTTTACCTTCTTACGGGTCTTAGGAAGGTGAGCCTTAAAGTCATCCTCAAGTTCTTCTAAGTCCTTTAGGATATCTACTAGTAGCATAGCAGCTTTAACCAAATCGAACTCAAAGCCATTCTGATTAAGCTGGTAGCAGAAGCCAGCCGTATCATGTTCAAGTCTTAAAGCATCTGACCAATCTTTATCTTGAATCTGCTTAAGGTAATAATTCCAGATAGCCTCAGTTACTTCAACGTCTTGTTCACAGTACTCGACCATCTCATCAGTACATTTATCCCAAGGACCATCAAAGTCTCCTTTGTGTACCCCTAGGAACTCACCTAATTCCTTAAGGGAGTGTGTCTGGAACTTAGAGTAATTCAAGGTCTTAGAGATGACCATTGTATCAAGCACTAGCTCAGGCTTAAAGTGAATGAACCATAAGTCCCATAAGGCTTTAGGAACGTCATAGTTGATTCCATTATGGAAGACCCACGGAATCTTATTGTGTTCCTTTTTGAACTTAAGGAAGTCTTTCTTATTAAAGAACCTGTGTACTTTTCCTTTATACTTACAGACAACCACATGAATCTTAGTTGGTTCTAAGCCATCTGTCTCAACGTCACAAAATATTGGCATTTCTCTAGTCCTCTAAGTATTTTTCAGGGAGTAAGTAGGAGACCTCTAATTGTACCTTATGCCAACTACTACTTCGAGTAATCTTTTCTAAGGGAGTCTTTAGGCTTTTCATTTTCCCTTTATGAATAAGGTGAGTTCCTAGAGTTCCTTTAAGTTTAAAAAGTTGTCCCTTCATTATAGCACCTCCGTTAACATGAACGTATCAGGGTCAAACTGTACTGAGCCACCGTAGCCTGTCTTACCAGTTGGTCTATTCTTGTTAACGAACAACTTAGTAATGTTCCTGATATCAGGGTCTGAGTTCATGTGGTCCCTCTCAAGGTTAACCCTTACTGAGGCTGACTTACCAATCATACGGGAGCTACGGGTAGCCCCATCATCGTTAACATGGGCAGTCATAATGACACCAATGTCTAAGTCAGTACATAGTCTTTCGATCTCTACTGAAATCTGAGACAGTACTTGTTCCTCAGTTGAATCTGAATCGTTACCATAAGCTAACTGTTGAATAGGGTCAATGAAAATATACTTACAGTCACAAGCGGTAGCAAAGTACCTGATCTCATCAAGAATCTCTCTCGGGTCTCTATCCTGAGTGAAGTCAAAGAGGAACAGGTTCTCTTCTTTAGTAAACTCCCTTACACTGTCGTTAATATCCTTCTGGTCAATACCATGTTCAGGGTCTCTTAGGTTCTTCTCCATTTCATAACAGGCATAGGTAGTAAGGGTAGTCTTCTTACTTTCCTCCATGTGAAGCACTGCAATGTTAACTTCAGGATTGTTCTTTACAATAGTATGCTCAAAGAGTCTAAGTAACTCAGTCTTACCTAGTCCCTCAGGAGCAGTGATTAAAGTCATATGCCCTTGCATAATACCAGTGATAAGTTCATTAAGAGACGTAATAGAAGTAGAGATATACTTATTGGACTCAGACTGATTAAGGATACCCACGAACTGATCGGGAGTATTGTATATGTTCTTAGGTACATACTTTTTACGGTTGTTCCAAGCTAGAACGAAGTCCCTTTTAGCACCCTTTTCAAGGTATGACTGAGGGTCATTGTGTTGGCTTAGGTCCACAAGGTAGCAACGATTAGGGAAAGCCTTAGAGAATACTTCAGCGGCCTTACGTCCCTGTTCATCTCCGTCTAGTGCTAGGATGATCTGGTCATAAGCCTCAAGTGTCCTACGGTTATTCTGGATAACCTTAGAGGCTGCGCTAGTACCTGAGATACCAACTACATGCCACTTGAAGCCTAGCATCTCGTAGGCTGCTGGTGCGTCATCCTCTCCTTCGACAATAGTTAGGTACTTGCCTGAGCCGGGGTTAAACTTGTCAATACCAAATAGTTCATTAACTTTGAAACCTTTGTTATCTGAAAAGTTCTTAGGAAGGATACGTTTCTTAGTCTGAGTAGGATAAGGATAAATCCTTGAGACATCAGTACCACTTGAGTCCTGCCCAGTTAGGATACTATAGAAGTCAATAGCTCGCCTTGAGATACCTCTGTACTCCTTAGCAATATAAGACTCAGGTTCATTCAGACTTACTTGAGTCTTCGTTGGGTCCTTGTGGAACTTCCCCTCCGAGTGGCAGTACAGGCCTGTTTCGAACTGGGTCGCACAACCCTTGTGCTTGCAGTGGGGACAGTCTTGGTGTGTTATAGTTGTGGTCATACTGGTATTTATCCTCTAATACGGTTAAGGTAATTGAACGCCTACAAGGGGGGCAGTAGTAATCCCCTTTGAAAGACCTTACTCCTTGTTCTGAGTCACATGCTCTACATCTCATTCTAGGCTCCTTAAGTAATCAACAGGAAGAAGAAAGGGTCCTTCAAGGTACATAGTCCCATTAGAAGCACGACTTTCTCTGTTAAGGTTCTTTATTAATGGTAAGACATCTACATGTAGGTAATCGTACCTATCAGAAAAATCAATGTTCTTTAAGTACCATGAAAAGCCATCATCTCTTGCAGTAAGCACTTAGTTTCCTCCTAAATATTTTGAGGGAAGAGTGAACAAAGAGTACCTAGACCAAGAGGAAGGAGTTACTTGTTGAGAACTATGCATTAGGTCATCATAAATGAATCTCCTTTTATCTGTACATACCAACACAAAATATTCGCTTTCTACAGGATTTCGTTTAAGTAACATT